GTAGGAACGGAACAGTTTTAACTGAGCTTATCTTTTCAATAAGGGCAGCGACGTTTAATGTAGGGTATCTCAAATTTAACCAAACTAAGGATTCGGTATTAGGAGATAGCAGCGTATTAACTTGTTGAAGCTTATATTTGCTGTCGGTCCAATCCTCTATAGGACCAACACCCAAGATTTGCTCTGTTTGGGTGACCAGAGCATTTATCGCGGGATTGTGGGTTATGGAGTGATGAGCTGCTAAACACACCCCCCGTAACCATGGTTCGTAATTATGTGCTTTGATATACGGTTGCAATTTATACAGATTAGTATCTGATAAATAGTAACCAAATTTGTATAAACATCTTACCAAGAGTGGGCTCATGACCCATTGTTCCTCTCCGTCAATAGTGGTGACCAGAGGATGAGTTGATAAGAAGTTCAGGTAAACAGGATGAGAGCAATATGGCGTTGTAGGTCCGGAATAAGGTACGGTTACTGGTGTACCCATTCTTTGTTTGAGCTGTTGATACTCATGCCATATTGGTTTGTTCATTTGTAATAGTGCATCATCTCCACAAGAATAATATTTCATATCGAGGTAGGAGACACCAAGTTTGTGACAAATAAATAGATGCATAAATATAGAAAGTAAAGAATTGCCACACGAGGTGTCCTGATCACCTGATTTCACTTTTTCTCCGATGCATTCTACGGCTTTAAATTTCCAAAACTTCCCGCGGCCACTATTTGTTCTAGATCCTTGTAGTAGCTGAATAATATATTTGGGGAAGCCAATTCGTTTATACAGAACATCCCTAGCCTCATATAGTTTCCGGTTCACATTAGCGTCCCACTTAGAGTGATCGAACCCTACACTCAGCTGGAATATTCTGTATGATGCCCGAATTGCCTCACCCAATGTGAGTACAGTGAAGCCAGATGCGTACACACACGCACTCACAATGTTGAAGACAACCAACATTGCTTTGGAGAGCGCATATGCATACCTACCAATAAGGTAGTTCATCTGCAGGCTTGCACCCAGCACCAATCTCGGATTTCCTTTTAACTCAGCACACTCATCGTATGAGAGCAAGACTTGTGCACCTTTTTCAATTTTCTCCTTGCCCTTACGTTTGAAATCACGTTCAACGTAGTGAGTGAGATTGATTGCAGCAAGCCGAGCGTAATCCTCCCTCTTGTCTGGGGGTTGCGTTTGGATCCACTCCTCAATTTCGGGAACCTTGAACCATCTTGCAAGTGATGGCACAAAGAACTGCTCGGTCGAGCAGAACTCTATGAACTCGTCCAACAGCGCATTGTCGTAGGGTTCACAAGGTCTAAGGAGGCGTTCTACAATTGCTACCTCCTCGTTGTGTGCGCAGATGCTATAGACAGTTGGCATTAGTCCAAAAGTACAAATACCGACCGGAATGATAACAGGTTGTGGAACGTAGTCATCATCCGGCACATTTAGTCTAAGCACCTTCCCTTGGGGTACGGAGGTGGATTTCCGTGTGCACACAACTGGTGGCAAGTATCCGTATATAGGACCGGGAACCAGTCCTACATATTTCAACTTTGGTAACTTATTTTCTTTTCTGCCGAATATAATTCGCCAGAGCAATACTAATAAGCACCAAGGAAATGACCACCAATGCCAATTTCCCATCGTCACGGCTGTGGTGAATGGGTTGGCACCCACTACCTTAAGTAGTAAAGCGAGACACAGGTAAATAATATTGACGTTCAAAAATAGGTTAGGTGTGTCACGCAGAGCAAAGTACAGTAACATGGAGGTATTTATTATTATACTTAAAGTGGTCAGGAATCTTACGGTTGTGACCACTAATTCCCAGGAAAGTACGCTCCATATAAATGGTGCTAGGTAATAGCCAGATACCAAGCAAACTAGGAGAAAAAGAAAACCAAGGCTAATCCATGATTCCACAGATCTACCAAGGTATTTTTCTTCAGCCAATTTGTCTTGCCATCTCAGCCATGACCAGAAATTGAACTCACCATCAATAGCCTGATGGATTCGCTCAAGTGTGAGGTCATTTGATACCCCTTCCCATAGGAATTGCTGCTTGCTGTT